GGATACACGTGCCTCTACAACTACATCTGGATTTGAAACTACCAATAATCCAACAGCAACTAGAGTTACACTTATTTCACCTACCACACGTCACTTAATTCATTTTGGAACTGAAACAACAGTAGGAAGTGCAACGACACAAGACGATATGTTTATAAGATTTTCTGCAGATGAAAGTATTAATGAATATACAGTTGAAGCGACTAACACTGCTGGCACACAAAGAATACAAGATGGTACAAAAATTATGGGTGCATTAGTTGCAAAAGAAAATATTCTAATTTGGACAGACAATGCTTTATACACAATGAAATTTGTTGGTGCGCCATTTACATTTGGCTTTGAACAAGTAGGTACAAACTGTGGTTTAATAGGTAAAAATGCAGCTATTGAAATTGATGGTGTTGCATACTGGATGGGTAATAATGGATTTTTCTCTTTTGATGGTACGGTAAATACATTACCTTGTTCTGTTGAAGATTATATTTATGATGATATTGATACTACCAAAGGTCAACAAGTTAATGCGGGTATTAACAATCTATTTACAGAAGTAGTATGGTGGTATCCAACAGCAGGATCAGATTTTAATAATAGATATGTTGTTTATAATTATGGACAAGACAATGCAAGATTGCCAATGGGTAACTGGTATACAGGCACCAATACAAATTCTATAAGAACCACTTGGATTGACTCTTTAGTATATCCTAAACCTTATGCCACAGCATATAATAGTTCAGGCACAGGAACATTTCCATCAGTTATTGGTGAAACAGGATTAGGTCAAAGTGTATTGTTTGAACACGAAACGGGGACCGATCAAGTAAATCCAGATGGTAGTGTAACCGCTTTAACATCTTTTATTAAATCATTTAGTTTTTCTTTGCAAAAAGATCAGAGTGAAGTATTTTTAGCGATGAGAAGATTTTTACCTAACTTTAAAGTATTAACCGGTAATAACCAAATTACGTTAGCTGTAAAAGATTTTCCTGCTGATAGTGATACACAAACTTCATTGAGTCCTTTTACAATTACATCTACCACAACCAAAGTAGATACACGTGCAAGAGGTCGATATGCAAATATAAAAATAGAAAATACTGGTGTGGGTGAATCGTGGAGATTTGATACATTTCAAGTAGACTTACAACCTGATGGAAGGAGAGGGTAATGGCAAAAGTAGTAGTGAGATTACCAGAACCTAAAAAAGAATATAGTGAAGATAACCAAAGACAAATTAACAGAGCATTGTCTACAATCATAGAACAATTAAACTCTACATACTTAACACAATTAAAAGAGGACCAAGAACGATTTACTTGGTTAGGATTAGGCTAATGGCAAATATATATAAAAACGATAAAGTAAGTTTAACAACCACAGATGTTACAACACTATACACAGTGCCATCTAATTCCAGAGCTATTGTTAAATCATTATTAGTTGCAGAAGATGCATCTGGATCAGCAGCAGTTAAGGTAACATTAACCAATGCAGCAGGCACAGCTTTTGTAGTAGATAATGATGTCACTCTAACATCAGGTCAAAAAGAACAAGTATTAAGTGAGCCACTAATTATGTTAGAAAGTGAAATATTAAAAGTGCAAGCAACTAGTGGTAATGTGGATGTTATTGCATCTATACTAGAAATTAACAGGGAGGATAGATAATGCCGTTTATAGAAACAGAAGCTTCTGTTAGGTATGAAACAATTAATGGTAAAAGAGTGCCAGTAATTACACCTAAAACAGAAGTTACTTTAACTAATACAGTTACAGGTCAAGAGTATATGTCTGATGCAGAAGCTATGGCAGATGTGCAAAATCCAAGCACAGATACCAAATCAGAGCATATAAGAAGAGACGTAAATGTGACTGTAGAAGAAATAAAGATAGGCGCTGGCTTTAATATCAGCGATTGACGTATGTTTAAAAACCTTGTAAATTGTGATATACTCGCCTACTTACAAGCTTTGCGGACTTGCTTTGATATCAATAATATAAGAAGAAACGTATGGGATTTTTAAAAAAATTAACAAGACCTATTTCTAAAGTACTTGATAAAATAGTACCAAATGAGATTAAACCAGCATTACCTTTTTTATCTGCAGCGGTTCCTTTTTTAGCACCTACCGCAGGTATATTTGGAACAATGGCTGGTCGAGCAGCATTATCAGGAGGTGCTAATATACTAGCTCAATTATCTCAAGAAGGTAGTGAGGGAGATTTTTCTGGATTGTCAGCATTATTAGCAGCAGGCACAGGTGCATTATCAGCCCCAGGTGCAGGAGATACATTAAGAGGAATTGGTAAAACTCCAGGAGTTACAGGAGCTGATGCAGGTTTTTTTGTAGGTGAAGGTATGAATGTCCCTCAAGGATCAACTTCATTTTTAGGAAAAGCTGCAGACTTTGCAGCAACAGGAGCAGACAAATTACAAGGTATAATTGCTGCAGGAAAAGCTGATCCATTTAGTATGGCAGGATTAAAAGCAGCGTCAATACCAATTACACAAGGAACTATGGATTTAGGAATAGCAGAAGCTAGAAGAACAGCAAAAGATTTAGCTAATGATGCATTAAATAGTTTACCAGAAGGTGCATCTGATGCAGACAGAGCTTTGGCTATCAGACAATTTATGGAAGCCGCTGGATACTTTAGTGAAGATGAGATTGTAGATACTATTACTGCAGCGGGGTACGCGGACGGTGGTAGAGTAAAATTAAGTAAAGGTGGTGATCCAGACTTTGCAGGAATCAAAGGAGCAGTAATATCGGTAGATGAAAATATGAGAGCTGACAGAGCAGGAGACTTTTTTAGATTAAGAGAGGAAGCCATTATGAAAGGTGATGACGATAAGATTAAAGAAATAGAGTCTGACTTCTTTAAAGAGTTTGGATTTGTAATGCCGAAGATGGCTAAGGATGGTGGTAGAATTAATCTTCGAGAAGGTGGTGTAAGTATATTTGAACAATTAACACAACCAGCAGCGCAAAATGCTCCTATGTTTTTAGGACGACCTGCTTTTGCTCCTACCTTACCACAACCTATTTTTCCTAGACTCAATCAATTAGAACAAGGAGTAAATATGGCTGAAAATAAATTAACAAATATAAGAGGTAGGTTAGGAAATGAAGAAGGACGATTAGGTGGTCTTATGGCAATACAACCTTCATATGGTATACAACCTGCATTTCGACCATTAACTGGTCTTTTACGAATACAAGATCAACTTCAAGAATTACCTAGTGGACCTGCAAGAGGTATGAAAGAAGGTGGTATGATGGATTTAGGTGGTAAAGAAATGGATTTAAGAAAAGGTGGTTTTGTACCGATAGGTAAAAAAGAAAGAGCAGATGATGTGCCTGCGAGATTATCAAAGAATGAATTTGTAATGACTGCAGATGCGGTTAGAGGTGCAGGTGGTGGAGATATTAATAAAGGTGCTAAGAGAATGTATGAAACAATGAACAGATTAGAGGCGAGGGCATAATGGCTGAAACAACTACAATAACAAAACCAGCACCGATAATAGAAGGTGCACTTACATCCTTTTTAGAAACTCTTAAAAAACTACAACCAGGTACAATACCTGCTGGTGGTTTTACAGGAATAGATACAGACAAATTTAAACCAACAATCGCACCTGAATCACAATTACAAATAGATGCAAGAAAAGCAGCAGCAGGATTAGACTCATTAGTAGGACCAGACGCATATAAACAATTTATGTCACCTTATCAACAAGAGGTGATTGATACTACACTTTCAGAATTTGATAGACAACAAACTATTGCAGATACAGCAAGACGTGATAGAGCTATACAAGCAGGTGCTTACGGTGGTGGACGAGAAGGTGTGCTCGCAGCAGAGGCAGCAAGAGGAGCAGCACAAAGTAGAGCAGGATTACAAGCACAATTATTAGCACAAGGTTTTCAACAAGCACAGGCAGCGGCAGCACAAGATTTAGCTGCAAGACAAGGTCTTGGACAATTCCAAACTCAACTAGGTCAAGCAGGTCAAGCACAACAACAAGCAATTCTTGATGCGGCAGCAGCGGCTGAAAGAGAAAAACAATTCCAACCATTTACACAATTAGGATTGATTGGACAACAACTTGCACAAATTCAACCAGGAGCATTCCCGACTCAAACAGTCGGATATGCACCGCCGACACCAGCAGCAAGCCCACTAGCCACAGCACTCGGTGTGGGTACAGGTATTGCTAGTATCGGTTCTAAATTAGGAATCTTTGGCTAATGAGCAGAATATTAAGACGACCCATGTTTAGAGGTGGCCGCGTCGATAGTCGCGGAACGGGGATTACAGCTAATCTTGGATATAAAAGTGGTGGTAGAGTTGGTTATAATGTAGCTGGTTTAGTTAGTCCGGGTATGGCTACCGAACTTGCAAGAGGACCAAAATACTCAGGGCAAGGTTTATCAGGTGCTAATATATTTCAACGAGCTTTAGTTAAATCTAAAAATCTTCCATTTATAGGAAAA